CAAATCAATTATTACTTGCAGATTTTACAGATGAGTTGAATTATTCAATGATGTACGATTTATCTGATGTGAGAGCTTTACAATCTGATGAATCATTAGAGATGGATAAGGTGGTAAAGGGTTTACAAGCAGGTTTCGTAACAATAGCAGAGGCAAGAAAAGCAACAGGATTTTCTTCGGAAGATCCTAACATGGATGTGTACTTGAGAGGCATACAACAGGTTGAAGTTCCAGCAGATGGATCAGAGCCAAGAGTGTTTGCAGGTCAAGTACCAACAGGCGTTCCTGATGCAGATCAGTTTGAAGAAAACAAGTCTGGAAAGAAAGATGAAGAATATGATGATACCTATGTAATTCTTGAAGATGGCGAGAGAGTTCATATCTCTTGGCTTGAGCAAAAGAAAATTAAGAAAGAAGATGGTAAATATTGTGTATATTCCAAAGATGGAGATAGAAAGTTTGGCTGTTATGACACGAGAGCAGAGGCACAAAGAAGATTAAGACAGATTGAAAGATATAAAGCTATGTTTGGAGATTTGAAAGTAGGGGATTCTGTTTCGTGGTCTATCAACAAAGATCCTGATCCTCCAAGTACAATTCATGGTGTCATAGAGTCTTTAAATCAAAATGAAGAAACAGCAAATATTAGAGTATGGGCAATCTTAGAAGATGGAGGACATCAGAGAACAGATAGAGTTGTTGAGGTTGAAGTATCAAAGCTAAGAGTGATTGGTGCAATAGATCAGGAAGAAAAACAGCTATCCGATAGAGTTGAGAAAGCTCTTAAGAAAAAAATGGAAGAGCACAATGCTGATTCTCCAAAGTACAGAGCAACGATGGGAATGCTAAGAAAAGTTTTTGAAAGAGGAGTTGGAGCTTATAGAACAAATCCCGGATCAGTAAGAGGTAATGTAACATCAGCAGATCAATGGGCAATGGCTAGAGTCAATGCTTTTTTAAAAGCTCTGAAAACAGGTAAGTTTCCACGATCTCCTTTTGATACAGATTTATTACCAGAAGATCATCCAGAGGCATCAGATGAGAAGTATGGAAAGCCAAAGAAACCAAAGAAACCTAGAAGAAGAAAAAAAGCAATAGAGAATGTTCCTGATTACATGCAAAGGAATGCAAGAAGAGGATTGGACTTACTTGAGTTTGCAGGAGATGGTTTAGTAGAAAGAACAATCAGAGAGGCTAGAAGAATGGCAAATGGAGAAATATCTGATGATAAAGCTCGTAGGCAATCTGCTTGGTTTCTAAGACATGAATCAGATCTTGATTCTCCAAAAGCAGATGAATACTTGAGTGGAGAAAGTGATAGACCAACAGCAGGACAAGTAGCGTGGCTTTTGTGGGGTGGCGACATAGACAAAGAAAACAAGATGAGAGCACAGAAGTGGGCAGCAAGACAAGTAGATATGATGGATGAAGAAAAATCCTTACGATATGATTTCTATGGATGGGAAGATCCAACAGTAAAGTTTCTTGGTTTGCCACCTGTAAAGAGATATAAGACTGAAGAAGAAAAGCAAATGTATTGGAAAGAGATAGATAATTTAAGAACAAGATGGGAGGGAACACTATCAGAGATATATGCAAAAGAGCTTAATAGACAAAAGCGAGAGATAGCACGAGAGATTAGATCAAGTAAAAATATTGATGATATGGAAACACGAATAGAAAAGGTAATAGATAGTACAAACTTTGAAAAAGAGTTTTTACCATTGTATTACTCTCTTTCAGATGATTTCTCTGTAAGAACATACGATAGTTTGTTTCCACAGCAGAAAGAAGAAAAGGCAGCAGATCCTGTAAGTTTGGGTGTAACTGTTGATGAAGAAGAAACGATCAGAACAGTTTTTACAACTCTTGGTACATTACTTCCATCACAGGGAAGAAGTATCAGAAATATTGTTGAGGAGGGTTTTTATCGTAGGCAACGAAATGTACCTCCAGCAGTAGGATCATTGTTTCAAGATGGACAAGCAGCAAACTTCTTGCAAGAAAATGGTAAAGCAGTAATGAAAGATCTTAACAATACAACAAAGAAAAGAATATCAACAATCGTTGCAAATACATTGAAAGAGTTTGAAGATTTAGGAATAATTAAACCTGTTGCAGGTACACCAAATGGAGAAAAGTTTTTCAATGAGTTAGCAAGAAAGATAAATGTGCAACTAGGTGGACAATCATTGAATAGAGCAAAGATTATTGCTAGAACAGAGGTATTGAAAGCATCATCTTGGGCTCAACAAAGAGCAGCCTTATCAACAGGCAAGAAACTTGAAAAAGAGTGGGTATCTCAAAGAGATATTCTCGTAAGAGAGGCTCATCAGATATTAGACAATCAAAGAGTTCCGGCTGATAGCTTTTATCTGTATAATGGAATCAAGTTGGATTTTCCGGGAGATCCGAAAGCTCCAGCAAGTTTAGTAGTAAATTGTAGATGCACAGAGGCATTTGTAGAGGTAATAGATGAGTGAAGAAATAAAAAGACCAAAAGACTTAGTGTACAAAAGTACACCGATAGAACTTAAAGAAGATGGAGATACTAGATACCTAGAGGCTGTATTTTCTTTATTTGATAAAGTAGATTCAGATAATGACATAACACAAGCAGGAGCTTTGAAATCAGGATATGAGGGTAACAAAGTTCCATTAGTCTGGAATCACGATTGGAGCAAAGTAATCGGTAGAGGTGTCATAGAGTCAGATAATGAAAAAGCAGTATTCAAAGGATATTTTCTAAATACTGAATCAGGCAAAGAGGCATACGAAACTGTAAAGCAAATGAGAGATATGCAACAGTTCAGTTATGGCTTTCAAGTCTTGGATTCAGATACATCAACAGCGACTGATTCCAAAGGAGAAGAAGTACCTGTAAGAGTATTGAAAGATGTAAAGGTATGGGAAGTTTCTCCTGTTCTTGTAGGATCACAACAAAACTCATTTGTTCAAGCATTAAAATCAGGTTTAGATCAGTTTGATACACCACAAGAGGAAGAAGAAAAGAGAGCTCTTGGGGATGATATGTACACAACAAAAGAAGAGGCAGAGGCTAGAGCAGAAGAACTTGGATGCTCTGGTTTTCACGAACACATGATGGATGGCGAAACAGTTTATATGCCATGTTCCAATATGGATGATTACACAAGAATTACAGGTCAAGAGCACGAGTCAGAAGATAATCCATCATTGACTTATGCAGGTAAGATTTCAAGTGAAACTGATACAGAAATCAGCACTTCTACTCAACAGGGTAAAAGGCTTGAAGAACAAGCCCTATCTTCTCTTGAGGAGATTAAGGCATTTACAGAGAGAATAGAAGATCTTGCTCTTCTAAGAAACTCTGAAAAGAAAACAATGAGTTCAAAATCAACTGAATTATTGTCTAAGTATTTACAGGGTTTGAATGCAATCTATAACAGATTGGATGATGTCTTGGAAACACATGGATATGATGAGGTTTCTGATGATGAACTCTTTTTGGAAGTTCAAAAGAACATTTTTAAAAACCAATAGGAGAAAAATATAATGGCAACATTAAAAGAACTTAGAAATGAGAAAGCTGCTAAATCAAATGAGTTAGCAGATATTTTTGATTCTGTTGAAGAAATGTCTGAATTAACATCCGATCAAAAAGAAGAAATAAAAAGAAGAAATCAAGAACTCGCAGATATTGGCGATTCAATTACTGAATTACAACAGTTAGAGGAAATCAAAGAATCTAACGAAAAGGTAGAAGAAAAGGTTGCTAAAACAGCTCCTATCTACCAAGAGCCAGAAGTTGAAAAAGCACCAAAATCTTTAGGGCAACAATTTCTTGAGTCTAATGCGTACAAAAGTTTCGTAGATCATGGATTGAAAAATATTCCATTTGAAACAAAAACTACTGTAACAACTTCAGTTTGGACTAGAGATACAATCTATCAACAGGTTATTCCTGCAATAGAGCCAGATCCTAATCCAGCATTAGATCTTGTAGATTCTATAAACACAGATCAAACAACTTATTATTTCTTACAAGAGGGATCAACAAACAACGCAGCCGAAAAAGCAGAGGGAAGTGCAGCACCAGAGGATGCTTTCACTTACACAGCAGTAACTGCTCCTGTTTCAAAATTCATTACAACTCTACCTATAACAGCAGAGTTGCTTGAAGATCAAGCAGGTGCTCAAGCATATTTTGATGGCAGATTAGCAAATCATGTTATGCAAAGACTAGAAAAGCAGTTCCTTATCGGTGGAGCAGTTGCACCAAACATTAGAGGATTAACTCAACATGCTGGTATTAATACAATTACATACACAGCAGGAGCATTCCCAGCAACTGCTGGAGGTAAGTTGAGAACAGTATTGGATGGAATCAAAGATGTTGAGGTAAATGGTAAATTGAGCCCAGATGCAGTTCTTATGAGCCCAGCAGCTTATAACGCACTTGTAGCTCAAGTAGATGGTAATAACAACTTCATGTTAGGTGCATCAGCATTAGCTGGTACTCCTACCATTTGGGGATTACCTGTTACAAAATCATCTCAAATCGGTGGAGCAGTTGGAACTACTATTGATGTAGTTGTAGGTGCTTTCGGTGGATCTTTAGCAGCTAACCATGTGTTTAGAAGAGGTATGGAAATTTCCATCTCTGAAAATGCAGCAGATGGCGACTTTGGAAAAGATATATTGACAATCAAAGCATCATTACGATACGCATTGGCAGTATATAAACCACAGGCATTCACAAGAATCAACGATATAGAATAAATTTATGGAAGAGCAGAGTCATACTTTTGTGTTAAAGACAGAGGTAGTGGACTCTGCTATCCATTTACAAAAGGAGAAAAACATGAAAATTGTACAAAAAGAAAATCAAATGGTTTGGAAAGATAACAAAACCGGGAAAATGCAACAGGGTAAAGAATGCCCATTTACATCCGGAGTGTTAGTTGCTGGAATGGGAGATGAGATCCCAAGTGGTATCACAAAAAAAGCAGCAAAGAAACCAGAAACAAAAGCAGTAAAACCTAAAGAAAATAAGTAAGCTATGTGGTTTGATGATCCTTTATTGGATGATTGAGATGATGAATTAGACAGAGCTAATTTAGAACTAGATAGATTAAGGGAAGAAAATAAAATTTAACTATGAGCCATCAGTACATGGACAAGAGCGAGTTAAAGACATTTCTAGGAATGTCTGGAACAGCTCAAGATAACAATTTAGATTTTGCATTAGATGCTGCAAGTGCAGCTATTGATGATTTCTGTGGAAGAGTATTCTACAAAACAGATGTGCAAGATAGATTTTATGATTGTGAGTTCACAGATTTTGTGATGGTTGATGATATTGCAACAACAACAAATCTAGTTGTAAAAACTTTGAACTCTGATGGCACAGATCACGAAACCTTAACACTAAATACTGATTTTTATTTATATCCTCACAATGCAGCAAACTTAGATCCTAAGATGCCATTTGATAAAATAGTTATGGCAATAGAGGTAAGTGGTAAAGTATTACCAACTAAATATCCAAGAGGATTGAAAGTTACTGCGAGTTTTGGGTTTCCGGTGCAGTCTGGAAGTGAAACAGTACCGGCAGCAATACAACAGGCGACACTTATACAAGCTGCTCGGTTTTTCCAGAGAAAGAATAGCCCAATGGGATTTAGTGGCAATCCCGAAACAGGCAATGCACCGGTTATTTTTCTATCAGAGTTAGATCCTGATGTAAAGACACTTTGCAAAAAGTTCAAGAAAAAAACTGTAACATTATCAGCAGGGCGACCATTCGTAGGTATTACGCAAGTAAATAGGAATAGGATTTATGGAGCATGAAACT